ACTCATGATATACCTGGATGCGATATGGGACTCGAAGCGAAAAGTTATGATTAGCGGAGAGTTTCATTGGATTCCTTTTGGAGTGGACTTGCCTCCCAAGCTGTGCTCTTTCATTACCCAGTGGATCGACTCTTCCGGGGCCTCATGGACAGTAGAAAGGTTGAAAGACCTAACACTTTGGTCAATCAATCTCCTCGCTGGAAACCACGAGTTTACTTTACCCTGGTTTAAGGTGATCCGCTACAAAGGGTATATGATACCGAAGTTAGACCTTTTCATCTACCTGATAGATAATCTTAACCACCCTAACCAGGTGAGGTTAGTCTTGATGGTGTTGAAATCCTACAGGCTACGGACGTGGGGAACGCCTTCGTTAGACTCGATTGATGGAACAGAGAAAGTACCTAACACCCGGAACTATGTCCGAATACTTAGGAACTATGTTCAGCTCCCTCGAGTGCCAAGTTCAGTTCTTGGTAGGACGGATGCTATTGATACTAGGAAATCCTATTGTTCGGATTCCGGTCGTACTCATCCGGGTCCTTATGGGTTATTGGACGAAGCCTTTCCAGCAGAAATCCGGTTTCTCTATGAGGATTTGAACAGAGATCCCTTAGTGTTAGGGAAATTAGTTACAGTTCCTGACAAAGGGAAATGGCGGACAATACTAGTAGGCCATTGGGCCATCCAACTCCAAACCAAACGGTTGGCGGATTGGTTGCGTTCCTGGCTCTGGGAACAGCCGGAGATTGCCTCAGGTGATCAAAAGAGAATGTCGAAGTTTGCAATTGACTCCCTTGAAAAAGGAAGATATATGCTCTCAATCGACCTCTCCCAAGCCACTGATAGGCTCTCGGCGGAGTTCCAGATCCAACTTCTTGTTTCTATGGGTGTTCCTGAGAGGTATTTTAAGTTCTTAAGTTTACCTGCTTACTTCTCTCCCAAGGAATTTGGTAGGGGAGATAGCTCTAAACTGAAGAAAATTAGGTACACCAACGGGCAACCTATGGGACTATTTCTGTCCTTCCCTATGTTTGAGCTCATGCACTTTGTCATCCTTAAATACGTAGTGGCTACAACTGATGCCACCTTCTGTATTTGTGGTGATGATGTCATGATAGCTTGCAATCACGGAGATCACCTAAAACTATTCGAAAGATACCAAACCTTAATAGAGCGGTTTGGCGGTGAAATCTCCTTAAGGAAGACAATTGCGTCGAACAAGCTTGCTGAAGGTGTGGG